AACGGTATTGGTACTGATAAAAGTTATCACCTACATCACCTAAAAGGGTAGGGTCTAGAAAATTACATTGCGCCCATAAATCCATAGGCGATTGTGTAACAGGAGATCCTGTTAAAATTCTTTTATATACAGCGTGGCGTCCTATTTTTATAATAGCTTTAGTACGTCGGGCCTTTGGACTTTTAATGGTAGTCGATTCGTCTACAGCAAATAAGGCCTTAGACTTTTTTAAGACATGCTCCAAGAACCGTGTACCTTTAACCGTAGATAATGCTTCAACATTCATAACTAAAATGCGCAAGTTCTCCGATACATTAGGAACGAGAAAAGACTCTAATTGTTTTTTCTGTTCGCGTTTAGGAGTAGAAGACCACATGGCTGTGTCACGTTCAATACGGTCAGGTAAATGCACAGGAATTTCTATCCGCGCCCAATTACGATACACCCCTTTAGGAGCAACAACTACAAAGGTATCTATATGACCTAATTCATAAAGAATGCCCGCGTTGTCTATACAAACTTTGGATTTTCCTGTACCCATCTCCATAAAATAAGCCCAATTCAAAGCTTTCCAAGAAAGTTTTAAAACGTCGGCTTGATGGTCAAAGGGTTTCGTCTTAAACGTGTAAGACATATTTCTCGCTTTCTATTGTCAATTCTTATTCATATAAACAGAATAGATAAGATAAGTCAAAAAAATAGTTTACAAATAAAATTAATTAGATTAACGTGATTAAACGTAAACAAGAAAGAGAGAACTCAATGGCAAACAAAGTATTTGTAGCACAAGAAAATCCCCGCGTAGATATAATATCTGCAACAAAATGGGGCGATTTAATTCCTTTATCTAACTTTACCGATCAACTTCACCTGAATACAGGTCGATTAGTTGCGCAAATTAAGCGTAAACTAAAAGACTTTGACAATGATGATTGGCTGTTAGCTATCGGGGACCCCGCTATAATAGGCGTTGCATTTGCCATTGCTAGTGATTTTAACTCTGGTAGAGTTAATATTCTGAAATGGGATAAAATAGAACGTATATATTATCCAGTGAGGATATCTATCCGAGGAGGAATCGAAGACCTTAACCCTTAACCTGAAGAGGATATACTATAATGAGTGAAAAAAAGATCGATGTTTGGAGTAATATTACAGCAGATGCAAATGCATTTACAGGTGTAACTACGGATGGAGGACAAGAACTAAGTCAATTAGTGAAATCAGCTTCCAAAATTATTGAAGACATCAAAGAAAAAGAAAAAGACATCAAGCTTTTAAAGGTAAAGAAGCAAAGTTATGAGTATGATTTAATCCCTGCAAAAATGGCTGAGATGGGCATAGATAAGTTAACGGTAGACGGCAATACTGTATCTTTAACTACCTTTGTTCAAGCAAGTATGCCTAAAGATCCTATGGACAAACAAAGTGCATTGGGACATTTACGCGACATTGGCGCAGAGGACTTTATTAAAAACCAAGTTATAATTTCATTTGGCATTAATGAAGATAATTCTGCTCGCTCTTTACAATCTGAGCTTGAAGACAAAGGACACGACACGACAGCGCGGACATGGGTAGAACCCCAGACGTTAAAAAAATTAGTACGTGAACGTGTGGAAGCTAATCAACCGATTGACCTAGAAATGTTTAAAGGACGTGTGGGTCAAACAGCAAAAATAAAAGGGGAGAAATAACATGGCTGAAAAATTACCAGATCTACTAAACGCCTTTGAGTCCGACACTGGAAGTGGTTTTGAGGAAGTAACATCTTCTGACATTCAAATTCCTTTTTTAAGAATAATCCAAGCACTAAGTCCGCAACTAAAAAAGTCTGATGCAGGATTTATTGACAGTGCGAGTTCTGGAGATATTTTTAATACCGTTACTAAAAAAACTTGGGCAGGAGAAAAAGGAGTATTAGTTATTCCTGTTTATTTCCAACTAAAACTTTTAGAATTTATTCCTCGTTCATCAGGCGGAGGCTTTGTGTCAGAACTTGCTTCTACTTCTGATGATGTACGTAGAGCCGTACGTGATCAGGATTCAGGATTAGAGCTATTAGAAAACGGAAATGAATTAGTTCGTACCGCTCAACATTATGTGAAGATTGTCCATGAAGATGGCAATTTAGAGAATGCGATTATTGACATGAAAAAGACACAATTAAAAAAGTCACGTCAATGGTTGAGTATAATGATGATGCAAAAGCACGCAGGTAAGACCCTTCCTTCTTTTGCAAACATGTATCGTTTAACATCTGTAGAAGATGGAAATGATAAAGGATCTTGGAACTCTTGGTCAGTTAAACATGAGAGCCAAGTAACCACAATGGAAGCTTATCAAGATGCGAAAGCATTACACACCAGTGTTAGTAGTGGAGAAATAAAGCCTGCTTTATCTCTTGACAACACTGATGATGTTCCATTCTAGAGAGGATTGCCCCCACTTATTAAGGTGGGGGCATCTTTAGTATGAAAGAGAAAGCACAGAAATTTTTAGATTTGTTTGCAGGCTTTAGTAAAGCTCACGGACAAACAGAGGTTATGAACTCTCAAAAAAACGGTAAACAACAAGCTAAAAGCTTTATTGTTCGTGAGCCGTTAACAGTAGAGCTTGTTCAGAAACACCTAGAAGGCAAGAAAGGTGTAGGAAGTATTCCTATAGATGAAAACAATCAATGCTTGTTTGGAGCTTTGGATATAGATGAATACGATTTAGACTTAGTAAAGTTATTCAAAAAAATTAAACAATTAAAGTTACCGTTAACCGTGTGCCGTTCCAAATCCGGTGGCGCTCATTTATATATATTCTTAAAAGACAAGGTCTCTGCTACAGAATTAAGAGACAGACTGTCAGAGTTTGCGTCGGCCCTTGGCTATGGCCAGTGTGAGATTTTTCCTAAGCAAGAAGAAGTAATAGTAGAACGTGGTGATGTTGGAAACTTTATAAACCTTCCATACTTTAATGCAAAATACACTACGCGCTATGCTTTGAACGTTGAAGGAGATGACATAGGATTCGATGAATTTTTATTTAAAGCAAACAAAAACAAAATTACATTAGAGAAACTAAGAGACTTACAAGTAGGAGTGAGTGAAAAACTTCTTCCACAAGGGCCACCGTGCTTACAGCAACTTACAGAGTATGGAGTTCCTGAAGGCGGGCGTAATATGGTAATGCTTAATGTAGGACTTTTTTATAAAATGTCTAGTCCAGAAGCGTGGAAAGATTTATTAGAAAAGCACAACCAAGAGTATTGCACACCTCCTTTGCCTGCTAAAGAAATGGTAACTATACAAAACCAATTAGAAAAGAAAGAATACTTTTATACATGCAAGCAAGAACCTTTACGGTCACATTGCAATAAGTCTATGTGTCGTTCTAGAAAATTTGGTATAGGAAGTGGTCAATCATTTCCCACCATTGGAGGATTGAGCGTTGTAGAATCGGAACCACCTGTTTGGTTTATTGATGTCGATGGAGCACGATTAGAGTTAAGCACCCGGCAACTGCAGATGCAAGTAGACTTTCAAAGGGCCTGTATGGAACAAATGTATAAAATGCCTGCACGTATGAAAGACAATGAGTGGAGAGAAATGATCGATGTTTTGTTGGAGACAGCAACACGTATAGCTGTTCCAGAAGAGCTAACACAAAAGGGTCAGTTCCAAGAACTTCTGGAAATGTTTTGCACAGCGCGTTTGCAAGCGAGAAGTCCAGAAGAAATTATTACCGGGAAGCCGTGGTCCGAAGAAGATTATACATATTTTAAACTCAGCGCACTTCAAGAGTTTTTAAAGAGACATAATTTTACGATATATACCCGTGGTCAGATCACAGAAAGATTAAAAGAAATGAACAATGGCGGAACAGCCGACAAGCAGTTTCGTTTTAAAGACAATAAAGATAAATGGCAGAGTGTACGGTGTTGGTTTATTCCTGAGATTAAAAAAGGTGAGGTGGATCTTCCTGCTGTTACTTTTAGTAATGACGAGGACCCTCCGTTTTGAAAATTCAAAAAACTATCTTAGGGCCTCCGGGTTGCGGTAAGACTCAAACAAATTCTAATTTAATTCAAAGCTATATAGAAAGTGGCATAGAACCTCAGCGTATTGCCTGTGTATCTTTTAGTAAGAAGGCGGCTAGAGAAAGTAAAGAAAGAGTTTGCAATGATTGGAATATTTTAGAAGAAGATTTGCCTTACTTTCGCACATTACATTCTATGGCCTTTGGATCTCTAGGGTATAAAACTACGGATGTGTTGCGTGGTAAAGATATGAAAGAGATAGGATATCAAGTAGGCTTAGACTTTGCTAGTAAATCCGCAAGCCAAGATACAGAAAGTGATTTTGAATGGATAGGTAATCAAAAAGGCGATGAGTATTTAAAGATCTACCAGTTGTCTCGAAGCCGATTGCAGTCATTAGAAGAAGCTTTTCAAAAAGAAGGCAACTATAATCTTAATTATTCTGAGCTCACACGTTTAGTACAAGCTTATGAAAATTATAAAAAAGTTAAGGGAAAAGTAGACTTTACGGATATGATAGAAGAGTTTGTAAAGCAAGACCAGTGTCCAGACTTAGAAGCTTTAATAGTAGATGAAGCGCAAGACCTGTCTACCCTGCAGTGGAAAATGATTGATGTAGTACGACAATCGCCAAACATCCAGATATTTACGGGAGATGATGACCAAGCTATTATGAATTTTCAAGGAGCGGATGTTAAAGCTTTTCTATCCGCTACAAAAGAGAAAGAAGTTTTAAAACAATCGTATCGTATTCCGGAGACAGTATGGGAAGAAGCGCAAAAGATAGTTACGAGAATAGACGAACGTGCTCCAAAAGAATGGCATCCTAAAAAAGAAAAAGGATCTATCTATTATCATAACTCTTTAGAAGAGGTTCCTATTGAGAAAGGAGAGTGGACAATACTTGCTCCTACTAATAGATTATTAGACCGTTACGCTTTTCAGTTAAGGGAAGAAGGATGGATCTACAGTCGTCACGATCACCCTAGTGTTCCTAGAAAATTGTATGAAGCCATATTATCTTGGGAGTCTTTATCTAAAGGACAAGAAATAAGCATTAGTCAAGTGAAAAACATCTACGACCACATGGTAGTCAACGAAGGATTTAAAAAAGGTTTTGGGGGTCGATCAAAAAAGTTTTTAGAGCATCCACCAGAAAGTGTATTTCCTATGGATTATTTACGAGATAACTTAGGTTTATTGGTCGATGGGTCTCAGAGATGGCATCAAGTGTTGGGTAAGGTGGGACTTAATACACAAAACTATTTATTGAATGCTTTGAAAAGAGGGGATAACGTAAAAAATCCTAGAATAAAATTAAGCACTATACACTCAATGAAGGGTGGAGAAAGTGATAATATTTTGTTAATATCAGACATATCGTACGCGGCTTCTAAAGAAATGATTACAAGACCATCAACGTTACACCGCATGTTTTATGTGGGGGTAACACGTACAAAAGAAAATCTGCATATTATGCAACCAGAAACAGAAAGGTATTATGAGTTATGAGACCAAAAGAAATTTTAAAAGCTTCCGCAGAATTAGTAGGAGGTAAGAGAGCTGAACAGCACGGAGATTACCGGCAACTTCATGTACGTATAGCAGAGCTCTGGTCGTCTTACCTACGAGTCAAAGTATCGCCTAAACAAGTGGCTTTTTGTATGACGTTATTAAAAGTCTCTAGAGATGAGCAAGGAGTTTTTAATCCTGATGATGGTTTAGATGCTACTGCGTACACAGGAATTTGGTCCGCATTAGCGGCAGACTATGGGAATGATGACGATGATGTATGAACAAGATTTATTTAATGAGCCTACATGGGTTCCGCCAATAGAATTACCAGATCTTTCTAAAGAAACAATTATTGCTATTGATGTAGAAACCAGAGATCCTAATTTATTAACACTAGGCCCAGGTTGGGCTAGGAACGATGGTCGGTTAATCGGGATAGCTGTAGCATCTTCTAATTGGAAAGGCTATTTACCTTTTGCCCATGAAGGCGGAGGTAATATGTCTAAGAAAATGGTAGTGACTTGGCTTCAGGATCAGCTTAAACATGGGATGTCTGTTGTGTTTCATAACGCGCAGTATGACTTAGGGTGGTTACGAACAGTAGGAATAGAAGTCCCGGGAAAAATATTGGACACTATGATTGCCGCTCCTTTGCTAGATGAAAATCGTTACTCTTATTCTCTTAACGCTTTAGGAGCCACGTACCTTGGAGAAAAGAAAAAAGAAGATGAATTAAGATTAGCGGCAAGTCAACATGGTGTAGATGCTAAGAAAGATATGTGGAAGTTACCGGCCTCAAGAGTTGCGGCTTACGCAGAGACAGATGCCCGGTTAACACTTCAATTGTGGCACGTGTTGAGGAAAAAGTTAGCGGCGGAAAATTGCGGGAAAATACTAGAGATGGAATTGCAGTTACTTCCTATAATATTTGAAATGCGTTCAAAAGGAGTACGTGTAGATTTAGATAAAGCTTCTAAAACTAAAAAGTATCTTCAAACAAAAGAGGACACATTACTTTTAGAGGTAAAAAAAGAAACGGGAGTGGACATTGAACCGTGGACAGCAACCTCCTTAGCAAAAGCTTTTGATAAATTAAACTTGACATACGAAAGAACAGCTAAGTCAGGAGCTCCTAGCTTTACTAAACATTTTCTAAAGAACCATGAACACCCTGTAGCGAAAAAGATATTAGAGATAAGAGAGTATAACAAAGCTAATACTACATTTGTTGAGACAATACTGCACCATCAACATAAAGGACGTATTCATTGCGAGTTTAATCAACTAAGATCCGGGGACGGCGGTACAGTAACGGGGAGATTTTCGTCTAGTCATCCTAACCTTCAACAAGTTCCTGCTAGACATCCTGAAATAAAAGAATTGATTAGAGGATTGTTTATACCAGAAGAAGGATGCAAATGGGCTAGTTTTGATTACAGCGCTCAAGAACCTAGGTGGTTAATGCATTACGCTTCACTAACTCCAGAGACCAAAGATAATCCGCGTGTTCAAGAGATTGTTGAGTCTTATCAAAGTGATGATTTAGATTTTCACCAAATGGTAGCCGACATTGCAGGAGTAGAACGTAACTTAGCTAAGACTATTAACTTAGGGATTATGTATGGCATGGGCATTGGTAAGTTAGCCGGTATTCTCGGAGATATACCTTTTGAAGAAGCCAAAGCTTTACGTAATGATTACGACGAAAAAGTTCCTTTTATTAGAGAAATGGCGGCGGCAGTAATGGCTGTGGCCACACGCAAAGGAGAGATCCATACTTTTATGGGACGTAAATGCCGTTTCCCTATGCGCGAACCTAAAGGGTTTGGAGGATTTAAAAAAGTTATTCATATGGATAAGCTTGAAGAAGAATGGGAAAACATACAAGACACGCCTTTAGATGACCGTGATAAAGACTGGCGTAAGAAAAACCCTGTAAACTATCAAGTAGCTTTTACTTATAAAGCTCTTAACCGTTTAATCCAAGCTTCTTCAGCGGACCAAACTAAAAGGGCTATGTTAGATTGTTTTAATCAAGGGTATTTACCTATGCTTACTGTGCACGATGAATTGTGTTTTTCTGTCAGGCATGACGAAGATATAAAAGATATTAAGCATACAATGGAGAACTGCTTTCCAGAACTAAAAGTTCCTTCACGAATTGATGTTGGTGTAGGAGAAAACTGGGGAAAAGCTAAATAGAAAAGAGCGCGGGATTGAATGGGGCGCCGCGCTCGAACTAAGGTATTTAAAGTATAAAATAAAATTCTTTAAAAGTCTACTAAAACCCGCCAAGCTTTTTTTTATTTTTTTTTAAACCGCAGAAAACAGCCGTTTATTTTCTAAAAACAGGCAAAAAAGGCTGAAATCCGCCATTCCTCAAAACCCAATATGTTATAATAGTGTTAACAAAGAGAAAAGTACGTTTTATGCTGTTTGACATTGTGAATAAATATTGTGTTTGAGTTGGTAGTAACTCTGCCCTATGCCAGTTGCATAGGAGAAATGGAGTCTACTATGGTAGCTACAAACGAATATGAACGAATTAACTCAATTTGGGTTAAGGCAGAAAAAGAAGGAACTATTTACTTATCTAATCAAGAGCTCATTAGTGCTTTTAGAAAATTATATTTAAAAGCAATGAAAAAAGGTTGGAAAAAGAAAATACTTATAACAAGTGGAAATAGATTCACTTGGTATAATCATTCAAAAAGTGCTTACATGATTAATCCTAAAAAAAGTCGTGGGTATAAAGGGTTAAAAGAATTAACCCATTCGGTGTCTCATTGGTGTAATTATAGAAGACACCCTAATGATAAACCGCATAGTGATAATCAATTTTGGTTAGAACTAATGCTTACTAACTATGCCTATGAAAAGAAATGGCATTTAGGAACATTAAAAAAGCATACTAGCAGGAACTAATATGCTTTAATAAAAATGAACTAAGTTACTACCATCTTAAACACAATGTCTATTATTGTCCAGCTAAAGGATTGTTTAAAGCTCTGGTCAACATTTCCCGGAGCCTAGTTTCCAAATCTTTTAATTTGACATCTATAACTTCATTACGTCTAACAGCATCGGATTCTATAGCCGTACGCTTACCGTCAAAGCGATCCTCAGCGTGCTGAATCAACGTCTTTATTTCATTCTCTGCCGTTCTTACAGCGCCTCGTGTTTCTTGGTCCGAGGCTCTTGATCTCTTGTCAACAGCACTTATTTGATCTTGCACTTCATTAAAATCTTTGCGTAACTCATTACGAATATCCCTGGCATCACCTTGAGCCGCTGTTACTAATGACATGGCTGTAGATATTTCCGATTGTAAGATTTGTTCCATATTGGTAATTTTAGTCTCTAATGTATTATCCATTGTATTTATTTTAGTTGTTAATAATGTTTCTAAGCTGGTAAGTTTTTCCTCTACAAGGTTTAATCTATTATCTATGCCACTCAAATCCGGGGCGATGTAAGAATTTATTTTAGCACGCATGTCAATATAATCTTTATAGACTTCAAATGTTCCGTAGGCACCTCCAACGAGTGTGCTTAGGGCAATTAAAATTCCAACTAATCGACCACCTTTAAACTTTACTCCTGCAAATTCTAACTCACTCATTGTACTGTGATCCTATCATCTGTTCAAACACTAAACTATCTCGAACTCCAAAGTAATTACCTAATGGATCTTGTAACATAGTTTCTGCGTATATTTCTTTTGATTCATACCACGTTGGCTGTACTTGTGTAGGCACTTGTTGATATGTTGTAATGTCTGCACCTAAAGCATTAACCAAAGCTAATGTTGTTAATTGTGCTACAGCATCATACTGGGACTCGAACCCTGCCATTATCTCTTTGGCTTTCTCTTGTTTAGCTTCTTGTTTCTTAGTTGGCTTGTCCGCAACCTTTACTTCTTTAACCTCTTCCTTCTTAGGTTCTTCCTTTGCAACTTCCTTCGGTTCTTCTTTAACATCTTCTTTGACCTCTTCCTTAGTTTCCTCTACCGCTACTTCCTTTGCTTCTGGCTCTGCAGTAGGTTCATTGTCTTCAACAACAGCTACTTCTGTTTCTTGGGCCTCTACCGGTTCTTTAATCTCCTCTACAACTACAACTTCTGGTTCCATTTCGGGCTCTGGTTGTGGAGTTTCTATAATTTCTACTGGCTCTTGTATATCTGGAATTGCCATGACTTCTTGGATATCTTCTACTACGGTTTCCATGGTTACAAGTTCAGGTTCAAAAGAATTGGTTTCTATA